GACCGCTGCAAGCCGGCCCCCGAGGTCGTGCGTGACGATGCGGCCCGCATTGAGCCCGTGTCCTACCGTGGCCGCCTGAAGGCGTTCAGCAACGACGAACAGGGCCGGCGTGACGCCTACTCGTTCGGCAAGTGGCTGCAGGGCTACGTGCACGGCGATGCCGATGCCAAGCGGTGGTGCCACGACCACGGCGTTGAGAGCCGGGCGCTCGGCGAGTCGGTCAACTCGGCCGGCGGTGTGTTCGTCCCCGAGATTGCCAGCGGCCAGGTCGTGCGGCTCGTGGAAGAGTTCTCGGTGTGGCCTGCGGCCATGCAGCTCGTCCAGATGCCCAGCGACACCGTGACGGCCGTGAAGCGGCTCACCGGCGTGACGGCCAACTGGACCGGCGAAAGCTCCGAGATCCTGACCAGCGACCCGTCTGCCACCGACATTCGGCTGGTGGCGAAGAAGCTCACGGTCGGCACCCGCGTCAGCAACGAACTGCTGGCCGATGCGGCGGCGGTTGGTGACTGGGTGATCGCTGAGTTTGCCACGGCCATCGGCGAGAAGCTGGACCAGGCGGCGGTGAACGGTGACGGCACCAACGCCTACGGCGGCGTCTACGGTATCGCCAACAAGATCCTGACGGCGGCTGGCTCGTTCCACAAGCCGGCCTCGGCTCGGGATGCGTTTGACGAGTTCACGGTCAACGACTTCCTCTCGGTTGTGGCCCTGCTTCCGACCTACGTGACGAGCCCCCGCTGGTACATCTCCAGCGCCGGTTTCGCCAACTCGATGCAGCGGCTCGACCTTGGTGCCCTTGGCCGGCCGAGCTTTGAGAACGGCACCGGGTTCAGCTTCCTTGGCTACCCTGTGACGATCACCAACGTCCTTCCGCGGTCGGGCAACCTCGACGAGAAGGTTTCGGTGCTCTTCGGCGACGCCAGCCTGGCCGGCATGTACGGCATCCGGTCGGCCTTCGCCACGAAGATCAGCACCGAGCGGTATGTCGAGCTGGACCAGACCCTTTACATCGGGGTGGCCCGCGCGGACATGGTCTGGCACTCGGTCGGCTCGGCCACTGAGGCCGGCCCGATGGTGGCTCTTGTCGGCAACACCTGATATCTGACCCTCTAGGAGAACCTGAAGACATGAACCACCTCGAGAGCACCAAGACCGTTGCCAGCATCGGCACGGCCGACACGGCGACCGGAGCGACGTTCAGCCACGTCATCGACACGCTGGGTTACGACTACGCCAGCGTGGACGTTGTGCTCGAGGCCAATGCGGCCTCGACCGACGCGATGGCCCGGGCCCTGGTCCTGCAGCAGAGCGACACGGATGTTTCGTCGAACTACGCCAATATCACCTCCTACGTGGGCGGTGGGGCTGGCGGGTTCACGATCCCCACCACGTCGCTGTCGAGTGCCAGCAACGTGGCCCGGTTCAACGTGGACATGCGGGGCAAGCGCCGCTACCTGCGGGTCCAGGCGACTCCCCAGGCGGCCAGCGTGGTCTGCTCGGTCGTGCGACTGGGCAAGGCTGAGGTTGGCCCTGTGGCGGCCTCTGAGGTCGGCGTGGGCGTCGTGGTCAGCGGCTGACGCTTGACACAGTACCGAAAGTGAACGGCTGGCAGGGCACACGCCTTGCCAGCCGTTTCGCTTTTGGAGACTCCATGAAAATCACGGTTGGCAACAGTGAGGTGGACGTTCGCGTCGAGGCGTGCCTGAGCATGCCTAGGCTGTCGTTTACGGCCAACACCTTCGCCTGGGTGCAGGCCCTCATGCCGCTGAACATTCGCCCCACAATGGGCACTGGCGTGTTCTGGGACCAGGTGCATACCAGGGTGTGGGAAGGCTTCATCGACAACTGCGAGTATCTGCTGCTTATCGACTACGACTCCTTCTTCTCCCAGGCCGACATTGAGCACCTTTTCGCCCTGGCACTGACGTTCCAGTGTGACGCCCTGGCCCCGCTGCAGACGAAGCGGGAGGACGGCCGCCCGATGCTCACGCTCAAGGGCAACCTGGACAATCCGCCTGAGCGTGGCAGCACGTCCGTGCCGCGCGAGTGGTTTGGCGCTCCGGTCCAGGAGGTGGACACGGCCCACTTCGGCTGCACGATCCTAAGCACGGCCGCGCTGAAGCGGTGCACGAAGCCGTGGTTTTGGAGCAAGCCAGCCCCTGATGGCACCTGGGGCGACGGCCGGCGGGACCCTGACATCTGGTTCTGGTCCAACTGGCGGGAAAGCGGCAACAAGGTTTTCGTGACGCCACGGGTGACGATTGGCCACGGCGAGTACATGGTGACGTGGCCGGGCAAGGATTTGCAGAAGCCTGTCTTTCAGTGGACTTCGGAATACACCAAGACGATGACGCCGCCAGAAACTGCATGGAGAGCCCCGGAATGAAGAAGATACGTCTAGTGCGTCCGTTCCGGTCGTACAACAAGGGCGCGGTGCTGGACGTACCTGGCGGCCAGGCCCACGAGATGATTCTGGCCGGCTACGCCGTACTGGAGACGCAGCAGGAGCTGCTCGACACCGCGGCCGTCGAGCCCGAGGTAAGGACCGCCGACGCCACGCCGAAGAAGCGGAGCCGCAAGCAGTGAAGTACCGCAGCCTCGTACGTGCGACCCAGCCGGCCGTCGAGCCCGTGACGCTCTCTGAGGCCAAGGCCCATCTGCGGGTAGACGTGTCAGATGACGACTCGCTCATCTCGGCCATCATCAAGGCGGCCCGTGAGTTCGTCGAGGAGTACCTTGACCGGTCGCTGATCCACACGCAGTGGACGCTACGCACCGACGCCTTCCCGCGGGAGTTTGAGCTGCCGCGGCCGCCCATGGCACAGGCTGGCACGACTACGGCCACGGTCGTGACGTACACGCTCGAGACGCAGCAGACGGCCACGCTTAGCACGGCCGAGTACCGGGTGGACCGGGCGGCCACGCCGGGCGTCATCCGCACGACGTACGCCGGCACCTGGCCGGGCCACCTCTATGACGAGAACGCCGTGAGCGTGACGTGGTGGGGTGGCTACGGGGCCGATGGCACCAGCGTGCCGGCCGCGATCCGCTCGGCCATTCTCATGATGGTCTCGCACCTGTACGAGCACAGGACCGCCGTGGCCCCGTCGATGGCCGAGGTGCCGCTGGGCGTCAAGGCCCTGCTCGACACGCACCGCTGGGGGAGCTACCGCTAATGGCGATTAACGGCCGCATCAACGTAGACGTGCTGTTCCACGACACGGACGGCACCACGTCGCTCAAGGTGGTGAGCCTGGAGGGCTCCACTGAGCTCACGACGGGCCAAGTGGCAATCGTGACGGGGACGTGCGGGACGGCGGCAGTCGCGATCTCTATTCAGCCCAGTGCGTACAAAGACGCCAGCGGAAACTTGGTGTCGTTTAGTAGCGTGGAAAGAGTTGTGTTCCTTTCGAGCCGAAACTGCTTGGTAGAGGAAACCGATACGCAATCGCAAGTCGCAAGATCGCTCGGCCGGGTAAGTGTTGGCGATTGCTCGCCATCGGCTCAGCAAATCTTTAATATCGCCCCACAGTATTCCGCCGGCACCGCCTCCTACACCCTGGTCCTCTATGGCACTTGACCCCGGCAAACTCCGCGAGCGGGTGACGATCCAGCAGGCGACCGAGCGACGCAACTCGCTCGGTGAGACCACGCTGGAGTGGGCGACGTTTGCCGAGCGGTGGGCCAGCGTGGAGGGCGTCAGCAGCCGGGAGGCGTTGGAGCTGGGCCAGGCCGACGTATCGGTCACGCACAAGGTACGGCTGCGTTACGTGGACGGCATGACTCACAACATGCGGCTGTTCTGGCGAGGCCGGGTGCTGGAGATCGTCAGCCTGCTCGAGTACGCCAACCGCAGCGAGCACGTCGCCACGTGCCAGGAGGCTGTGTAATGGCACGCATCGTCAGCGGAACCGGCATAGTGTTTCCTGAGATCAAACAGATTCGGGCTTTGCTCAAAGACTATCCCAAGGCAATCCGCCGCAAGTACATGAAGGCGGCCTTCAACGCCACGGCCAAGGTCGGCATGGACACCCTACGCCGCATTACGCCACGCGGGCCAACGGGCTACCTCAAAAAAGCGGTGGTCCGCAAGGCGACGCAGGGCTACGGCCTGGCAGGCTATGCAGCTGGTGGACGCAAGGGCCAAGAAGACAAGAAGGGCTACCACCAAGGGTTTTTGGAGTTCGGCACCAAAGAGCGACGCACCAAGGGCCGCATTGCTTCTACGTTCGGCAGCAAGGTGGCAGGCCGTGGCGGCCGCATGACCATCAAAACGCCGGGCCGCGGCAAGAACGCTGGCCGGCTCATTACCGCGTCGCCGAAATACCCCAAGAGCTTTTTTAAGTCGGCACCTGCCGGCCAAACGGTAAACCTCAAGAAAATGCCCGTGGGCGGCAGCACGGGCAAGCCGCCAGTGCGTGCGGCGTTTGAAAGCTCTAAGGGCCAAATCACCAGCGTTCTCAAGCAGCAAATGGCCACCGTGCTCGAGCGTGCCAACAAGGACATGGCCAGGCGAGCGAGGACCGGCTAATGCTCAACTCCCCGGAAGCCGTTTTGCTCCGTGCCCTGTTGGCGGCCCCGGCCGTGGCCCGTTTGATGGGCAGGCGGATCTACGCCGTCATGGCCCCGCAGTCGGCTACGTACCCGTTTGCCACGTACCGCCGCAGCGCGGTGGACCGCGAGCAGACGCTGGTGGCCCCCATGGGAGTGCCACGGCTGAGCGTTGAGGTCCTGGTCTACGGTGGAACCTACGAGCAGGCCCGCGAGGCGGCCGACGCATGCCGCGTGGTTCTGGATGGGTACGGGGGCTCTGCCCTAGGCTGCACAGTGTCACAGGCGTCGTTGGTCAGCGAGTCCGATGACTTTGTGACACTGCAGGGCGGCGACCTACCGCCGGCGTATCAGATCACACAGACCTACGACGTTTGGTGGCAGGAGAGTTAATACATGGGAACGTACGCAACTGGCGTCGGGCTTACCGTTGCAGGGTCTACCTTCACGGCCACAAATCTCACGATCAACTTTGCGGACGTGTCGGGCGAGTCCGACCGCATCGATACCTCGCATCTCGGGCTGACGACGGGTGCGCAGATGACCAGCATGGCGCGGCCGCTTAAGGGATCAGGCACTGGCGAGACGGGCAAGGAAATCTCCTTCGACTACATCGGCACCACGCAGCTGACTGGCGGCACGACCGGCACTTATGCCATCACCGGCCCTGTGGCCATGAGCGGCAACGCGACTGTCATCAGCTCGAGCGTGACGCTGGCCCTGAACGACATCGTCCGCGGCTCGGCCACCGTCCGGGTCAGCTAAGCCGGGAGGCCCGGCATGGCGACTCACTCCACCGGCATTGCGGCGACCTGGGGCGGCGTTGCCTTTACCGAGGTCTACGAGCTGGGCCTGCCACTCTACGGCAGCGTCCGCAAGGACCGCTCTGCAAGCGGCACCTCGACCGGCTGGAGCGACGAGGTAGGGGACATCTCCATCTCGGCCTACGGCACGGTCAATATGAACACGCAGGAGTATGGCAAGCGTAAGGCGTTGGCTGTGTCCGGTGGCGGCGTGTCCTTGACATACAACGCAGTATGTACGGCAGTGAGCGCGACGCCTGAGCTTAACGGAGTCACGCGGTACACGTTCACGGCCAAACTCTTGGACACCTGACCAATGGCATTGAGCAAAGAGCAGATTCTGGCGGCCGACGACCTAGGGCTCCTCGAGGTGCCGGTGCCCGAGTGGGGTGGCAGCGTCTACATCCGCGTGATGAGCGTGGGCGAGCGTGACAGCTACGAGAACGAGTGGATGGCGAACAAGTCCACGGGCGTGCCCAACTTCCGCAGCAAGTTCCTGCAGCGAGTGCTGTGCAACGACAAGGGCGAGCTGCTCTTCACCAAGGAAGAGGTAGACGCCCTAGCGAAGAAGTCAGCCCGCGTGGTGGGCACGCTGTGGGAAGCGGCCATGCGGCACAACAAGCTCACCGACCAGGACGTGGAGGAGCTCGCAAAAAACTGAACCTGCGGCCAGCCCGGTTGTTTCTGTTCCGGTTGGCCGCATGTCTGGGTTGGAGCGTCAAACAGATATGCACCGAGATGGATTCCCAAGAGCTGAGCGAGTGGGTGGCGGTGCACACCTACTTCATGCCGCTGCCCGATCCGTGGCACCAGACCGGCGTGCTCGCCTCGTCGATGCTGGCTCCGTACTCGCCCAAGGGGCGGCCGCCGAAAGCCATCGACTTCGTGCCCATCGAGAAGCCGCCGCAGCACCCCGAGCAGCTGGCCGAGATGCTGCGTCAACTCAAGCAGGAACTGCGAGGTAGTTGATGGCAACCGCAGTCGGCCTGAACATGAAGATTACCGCCGACACGGCGGGCATCGGTCGTGGCGTGAACCAGACCGAGAAGATGCTGGGCAAGCTCAGCAAGTCTGCCTCGAGTGCCGCCGGCTCCCTGCGGACACTGGTTGGCATTGAGATTGGCACGCGGCTGGCGTCGGCGTTTGCGAGTGCGGCCAGCGCTGCCGTCGATTACGCCAAGCGAGTGACTGAGTCGGTGGCCGCCATGGACGACTTGGCCCAGCGAACTGGCGCGAGTACCGATGCACTTCAGGGTTTCCAGGTAGCCGCCGACCTGGCTGGCGTTCAAAACCTTGAGGGTGCTTTGCAGAAAGTCACCGTCGTTTTAGGTGACGCCGCGAACGGGTCAGAAAGCGCGCAGAAAGCTTTTGCCAATATCGGGCTAAGCGTCGAGGATCTTATGTCGCTTTCCCCGGAGGACCAGTTTCGGGCGGTGGCGGCTGCGATTGGCGACATTCAAGGACCGGCCGCACAGGCTGCTGCGGCCGTGGACCTGTTTGGCAAAAGCGGTGTAGAGCTGCTGCCATTGTTTGCCAGCAACCTGGCCGAGATTGAAGAGCGGGCCAAGCAGCTTGGCATTGTGCTGTCGGCCGACCAGGTCTCCGCTATCACGGAGATGGACGACGCATTGCTTTTGGTAGGCAAGACGTTTGACGGCATTATCGGCCAAGTAACGGCCAACCTCGCGCCGGTTGTCACATCGCTGGCCGAAGAGTTCCTGGCGTTCGTCGAGTCGTTCAACGGATTTGGCGGCGGTGGCGGCACCGGCATTGCCGATGCTCTCACGTCTGGCCTGCTCGACTTTGCCGAATACATGGCGGGCATCTTTGACGCTGCCATCGCTCAGTTTGGCGAGTTTGGCGCAACGCTGCAAACAGCGGCCAGCGTGTTTGAGTTTGTTGGCAACGTCTTCGTGGCTGTCGGCGAGTCGCTGCGGGTCGTGTTCAACATCTTTGAGCTGGCCGGCAACGCCATCGCGATGGCACTGGGAGCATTCCTAGAACAAATCGGCTCTTGGGTTAGCAGTGACCTAGAGCAGTTCGGCAAGCAGTTCAAGGAAAACGCAATAGAAGCCGGCAAGCAAAACAGCCGCGACCTTGAGTCCGCCGCGTCAGGAGTGGCTCGAGCATCCTCCGCTGCCGTCTTTGGCGGCTCGGGACTGCCGCAGGCTGCTGGCGGGCCAGTGTCGAGTGCCGTGCGTAACGCCCGTGAGCGATTTGATAGCCGCGACAGCCCCGAGAACAAGGCGAGGCGCGAGCAGGACAAGGCCGCTGCCGCTGCTGCCCGCGAGCAGGCCAACGCCGCCCGCGCTGCCGAGAAGGCTGCAGCCGAAGCAAAGAAGGCCGAAGAGGATCGGCTTAAGTTAATACAGAAAGCCGACGAGGCCATTGCTCAAACCGAAGAGGAGCGTGCCAAACGTGCCGCCGAGATTGAGGGCGAGCGGCTTGACGCTCTGTCTCGCCGCAGCAATCAGGCTCTGCAGGTCGGCGACATCCGCTCGGGTGGCATTAGCGAGGTGCTACGAATCGCGACCGGCCGCGAGGATCCGGCCATTGAGGAGTACCGCAAGCAGGTCGCCGAGCTTCGCAAGATCGACTCTAAGCTGGGCGAGCTGCGAGCCGACAAGGTCAAGATCATTGGCGGCGCTGGGAGGGCGGCATGAGCGTCTTGTCCTTCCGTGAGGTTGTCGGCCGCACGTTGTCGCACCGGTTTGGCGAGCCGCCCAGCGCTGAACGCAAGTTTGTGCTGACTCTCAACAACACCGCCGCTACGGTGTCCGAGATTGGCAACGCTATCGGGATATTCCACGGGTCGCCCCACCCAGAATATCCGTTCATGACTATGGCGGACGCCCAGGTTGCCGAGGGCAGCCCGTCGCCTTTTCACGCCGAGGTAACGTACCGCTACGAGGTGCTAAACCCGGACGAGCGCGACCCCAACCCGCTGGCCCGGCCGGATGTGTGGAGCTTTTCGACCGGCGGCGCTGCTGTGCCGGCGTTGTTCTACTACGACGGGGCGACGCAAAAGCCGCTGGTGAACAGTGCCAAAGACTACTTCGAAGGACTGACGACCGAAGAGGGCGAGTGCCGGGCCACGATCAACGCCAACCGGGCCAACTTCCCTCTGGCGACAGCGGTGGCCGTGACGAATACCGTAAACAGCGGATCGTACCTTGGGGCGGCTGCCCATCACTGGAAGTGCATTGGCATCAGTGGTCAGCAGCAGACCGAGGTAGTCAACGACGTGGAAATCAACTACTGGGCCATCACAACCGAGCTGGCCTATCGGCAAACCGGGTGGAATCTGCAGCTGCCAGACGTTGGGTACAACTACCTCGAGGGCAGCGAAAAAAAGCGGGCGTATGTCATCGACCCCGACACCAACGAAAAGGTCGCCGCCGTCAATCCTGTGGCCCTCAATAGCGACGGCACGCTCAAGGCCGCCAACCAGTTGCCCGACATTCTCGACCGTCGCGTCAATCGCGAGGTGGATTTCTCGTCTTACTTTGGCACGCCCTCTTGGCTCTAGGTGACACTCATGGCAGACCTTAGCTACACCATTTCCGGCTCGCTCAACAAAGGAGCCCTGCAGAACACGTTTTCGGCTTCTGGCGTAACCGCAGACCTAGCCACGGCTGGAATGCTGGCCGTGACGCTCGAGCTCGGCACGACGACCACTCAGATCACGACCACCACCATTGGTGCGTTGGGGCTGTGCTTCGCCAGGTCGCTGTCCACCGTGACGACGCACACCGTGAGCATCGGTCGCCTAGCCGGCACCACGCTACACGACACGGTGCGGCTCAAGGCCGGTGAGGCTGCGGTCCTGCGACTTGCACCGGGCGACTACGCCGCGAGGGCCGCCGTGGCCGGCACCCGGGCGGTACTCACCATCTACGAGGATTGACTGTGGCCGACCGCGTCACCTTCACGCCCGGCTCGGCCGAGCGCATCGCCAAGGTGGTGCGGATCGTCGAAGCCGGCAACCGGGACACGGCTGGGCTGCCAACTTCGCCGCGGCTCGGTGGCAGCAGCGGCAAGGTGTTTCGTATCTGCACGTTCTCCGGTTCGTGGAGCATCAACTCCGCGAAGACCGTGACGTTCAAAAACCAGACGACTACTCCCAATACCGCATCCGCGACCAACCTGTTTTGGCCAATCCCGGAAGGCCCGTCTCGCGATTGTGCAATCGCCAAGGAAGGCACGGCGTGGTATCTGCTGGTGCCGCAGATGCACGCGGCTGACTTTGCAACTTCCGCCACGATCACCACGGCGGCCATTGAGTTTAAGACTCTGCCGGGCGTCGCGCTGGCGACCAGCAGCACGGTCGTGTTCACCATCGACATCGCTACCTGCGCGACCACATGAGCAGCATCACGATTGAAAATGGCAAGATCGTCGTGCGTGACGGCAAGGTCGGCACGGAGCAGGCGTGTTGCTGTGGCTGCCCGCAGGGCTGCGAGTGCTTGTCGGCTT